TGCTATCACTAGATCACTAGTTTCGCCAAATATGCCACCAAAGGTTGATATTGCAGTCCAGGCACTTTTAAGACCATCTATTAGATCGTTAATAAAACCAATTACTGCTTTTATTGCTGCACCCAATGCTGGGAACACAACTTCGGCAATTGGCACAATTATTTTTGATAGAGCATTAAATGCATCCCATGCTAACCCAAGCACTGGAACAATAACTTCTGAGAATAATGTTCCCAGCACACTTAATATTGGTTTCATATTCTTGAATGCTGATCTAACACTATCTATAATTGAAGGCATTGCTGCAAGTATATCATCTGCTAGTTTTGTTAGCATTGGTAGTAATGGGGTTATTATATCTGTCATTAACTGACCAAGTTGGTCACTCATTCTAGATATAGTGTCGTTGAATTTCTCTGCGTTTTTAGCAGCCTCTAAATCTACTATATTAGAGTTTGCAGCAACATCTGCCATTGCTTCCGCAGCAGACATACCACTATCTTTCATTGCATTGAATACACCAACTATCTTTGGACCTACACGTTCGCCCAATATTTTCTGTGCATCTTCAAGATCAAGTGTTCCATCTTGAACTGCTTGTCCTACTGTTTCAAATAATTCTGGTGTAGACTTTAGTTTACCATTCATGTCTAGGATACTTCCACCTAGTTTTTGCATTACTTTTTCATATGCTTTGCCACCATTCACACCTTTTGTGAGTCTGGCTTGAAGGTTTCCAAATGCTCTGTCTGCTTCACCAGCAGATAATCCACCTTCTGCTAGTAGTTTACTTGCTACTTGAAAACCTTTGAATGATTCTTGGGTTGCTGCACCAACTGTTCTTGCACGCTTTGCAAGTTCGTCAAACTGGTTAATAGTGTCACCTATTTTAGACACAACTCCGAAGGCAGCAAGAGCCGCGCCAGCGACTCCTAATGCAACTTTTAATCCACCTGCTTTTTTTGATAGTCCGTCTAGTTGACCACCAACCTTTGACAAAGGTCCTTTCGTGTTATCTTTTGCATTAATAACGATATCATAATCTGCCATTTAATGTGTTCCTTTTGTAATACGGGCTTTTTCTTTATAATAAAAGCCCCATCCTCGTAGTTCTAGAGAACTAACGTTGTTTATAACCCATTCAACACTTGTGTGCATTTCGGCAGCAATTTGATATAAGAAGAATATCTCTTTGTCTTTGATTAGTTTCCCAATTCTTCTTCATCTACCTCTGATGAATTCATTTCGGTAACTATTCTCATAATCACTGCTGGATCAACTTCATTCATGATTGTTGTCTTATCTGCACCCTTGAATACTCGCTTACCGTCAGCATCACGTGCTTTACTGATTAATGATTCAACCAACGCTTCTACTATCTTACCTTCATTATTCAATTGAATAACTTTTTGCTCTTCTGCAAAGGTAGATACTGCCTTAAAGTATAATGTAGATTCCCATTCAGGAACTACTACTGTCTTCATTTCGTTTGATAATGCTGCTTTGAAGTGTGTTGTTGCTTTTTGTAATACGCTCATCTTGCTTTCCTTGTTTTCTTTAATGTGGGGTTAAACATACCTTTTGGTGCTTGCTTGCTATGTCCATTATCCAACACTGCTGAATAAGGCACTTGGTTAGTGAACAATATGTAAGAAGTTTTTTCACCTAATTGGTTGTTATATCGCTTGACCCAACCGCGTTTTGCGCGACCAGTATCAACTGGGGTTAATGATACTAATGACTTATAGAAGTCATTAATATATTGTGTGAAATCATGCCCAATCTCGGCACGCAAATCTTTCATTGTGTTTTTGCTTTGATTGGACATAGGTTATTACGCCTCTATACCACGTGTTAGAACACCAGTGCCTTGGAATGCAATTGATCCCGAAACGTTGTCTTCTGTAGCGCCAGTAAGTGCGAATGAAGTAATGATAACACTACCACTGATCTTCCAATCAGTTGCTGTGTCGTCACCTTCTGGGAATACTTCTAGTGTATAGGTGTTACCAACTACGATATCACCATCTTGACGATTCCATACTAGGTCGGCTGAACCGTCCCATGATTTGAACGTAACTGCATGTTCGCGATAACTCAAAGAGTCAAAGTGCGTGCATTCGGTTGTGTCCGCTGTTTCTGAAATTGAATAAGAAGTTAACTGAGCGATGGCTGAACCACCTGCTTTAATTACTCCGTTCTTTCCTGCTGTGCATGACATAAATTTTATCTCCTAATTTAGTCTATTTATACAGTGTAACAATAGGTCACACCAAACGTCACCCTAACGGTAGCGAATGGTGATGCTTCACCTACGTCAACTATATCTATGTTTGTTAATTCAATGCTATTTACTAACGAATTAATTTCTGTATCATTATAGATTGATTCTTCAATTGCTTCAATTGCAACATTTCTCTGTGTGTCTCTATCTCTACCATTTACGGTAATGACAATTGCAATGTCCATATTGCATTCACGTAGAGTTTTAGTAATGTTTAATCGTTCCTCATTTGAAGATTCAAGGTAAGCAGCAGGGAACCCAGTCCTTGGTAATTCTTCCGCATTAATCGGATCCCTTACCACTGTATTGAATTTAACACTTCGTTGATCTTTCGCAACTTCGTAAAACCTTTTTACTATGTTTTCCCTTTTACTCATATTATCTATATAACCTTGTTTGTGTCATAGTGGTAATTTCTGACGCTGTAATAGCACCATCACCATCACTATCGTATTCAATACCTAGTTGAAACTGTGTATTGATCTCTTCTGCGTATTGTGTCTTATAGAATGCAGTCTGTTCCATAAAGGTATCATCAAGTCTAAATGTTGATAACTTAGGTAAGATGTATGCACTCAAGGCACGATATACAGTAGCAGGTTTCCATTGAGTCTCAACCAATTTGGTCTTATCAAACTGAGCCTTATCTTCAAACTTATCCCAATACCTAATCCTAATTTGATTAGTAACATCGGTTTCCGCTAAAGCAAGTTCATCGCTCCAATCTGATACACCATGATCAAAGATGTCCTGAATGTATACTGTTAAATCATCGTTTGTAGCAAATGCCATTATAATCTCCGTTAATAGGGGATCTTGCGACCCCCAATATGTGTGTTAAACTTATACTAATTCAACAATACGTGAGTCGTCAATAAGACCAGCAGCGCCGGCGTATGAAGCCACGATGTCTGTTCCAACTGCTTCTGCACGACGTTGCATTTCCATGTCAAGTCCACCTTGTGATGCAGTGCGCATTGCGTCAGCACCAAATACAACACCTAATCCAGTCATGTGTGCAGATTGGAATACAGAGATGCCAGCAACCTTAGTAACAAAACCGTTACGTAGTGCTTCTGTCTGGTAATCACCTCCAGCGAACGCTGCTCCTCCAATTGCTTTCATAAGAATAGCGGCGTAAGCAGGAGAAACGACAGCCATTAACTGACCCATTTCACCAGCCTGACGGATAGTTGCAGCAGCATCCCACAATGGGTTGATAGTTGCGTCAGTTGCTTGTGTAACAGTAGCAGTTAACAATTCAGTTACAACTGCTTCGTCATACTTTTGTGCAACAGCGTTGCCCAATACACGACCTAGTTCAGTTGGGTTAACACCACCAAGATCACGAAGAGTGTCACGTGCTGCGAACAAATCCAAAGTGATTGTGTTGTTATTTGCGATTACTTTAGTAGAAGTAATGTCATCTACAGCGTGTGCTGCTTGAGTCAATACTTGTGCAGAAGTCTTTGCGAATACTGGAACCTGTGCAGAAAAAGATCCTGCTGGAACTACGATGTTTGGAATGATAAAACCATTCATGAACAAACTGTTTTCTTGTGCTGCGTATACTGCCGCTGCTTTGGTTGGCACCATTAATGCCGATAAATCATATGCTGTGTTAAAAGCCATTTTAATATTTCCTATTAATTATTATTAAACCTTACCTTCTTGTTTCCATTTGCGATAAATGTCACGATGTTCAGGTCGGTTCATATCTAAGTCAGCAAGTGTAACATTATTGTTATCTTTTGGAGTGGTGTTGCTCGTTGAGTCGGTTCCACTAGGTCCTGCTGCTTTGAAGTATGTGTTTGTATCCAGGAAGTCTGAGACTAACTGAGAAACTGTCATTGGTTCAGAGTCATCATTGTAGCGAACATTGTCACCATCCATAATAACTACCTTACCATCTGAACCCAATCTTACCTGTTCGCGAAGTAACTTCGCAGTTTGTTCAGGTGCAATTGATTTCAATTGTGACGCTGCATCTATTAAGGCACCATCAATCTTAATACGTTCTAATTCACCGCGCAGTGAACTGATCTCAGTATCAGACTTGTTTTTGTGCTTCTTCATCAATTGATCAAAGTCTTGCCTTTTGATTAGATTCTCATCTTCAACTTGTGATTGTAGATTCTTTAAGTCTCTAAACTCATTAGGGT